TGAACCTGTTCCTTCAACAGATAAATAACGTGAAACTGTAGTTGATAATGCTGTGTCTCTACTCATATTCAACAGTTTTGGTCTAGTTTGCGATAATGTACTATCCCTTCCACATACAGTTGAAAAATCTGCATTAGCGAAAGCATTGCTAACAGTTACAGTAGTGTCACCAGTGCCGTTGTCAGTTATTGAAGCAGTATTAAAACTGTCTCTTATTGCGGCGGTGCCTTGACCATTCCAATTTGTCCACGTCTTCGCAGCGTGTTGCTTCGTCAGTGTGACAGGACTTGTGCCATCGCTGGCTACTAAGGTGTCTACTTTTACTGTACTCATATCACACCACCGTCCAAGTTTCGCCAGTATTGACTGTAACTGTTACACCTGTGTCTACAGTAATTGGGCCAGCAGACATGGCATTGTAGCCATCAGTAATTGTGTAGTCAGCAGCCACAGTCTGTTTATTTTCCCAGATAGGGAAGCTACCAGTAATCTGTACAGTACCACTAAAGTCTGCATCTGCAGCTTGCAGGTTCGCAGTGCTAGGATGTGTTACTGTCTGTGTAGCGTACCCTTGAAACACAACGTAGAAATCATCAGTAGCTACAATGCTACCTGTCATAGTCAAGGCTGTGCCACTAACTGTATAGGCTACACCGGGTTCTTGGCGAACATTGTTCACGAACACTTCGATAGCCTGTGCGTTGTTCGCCGGGTAGTCAAGAGTGAAGCCCGTGCCAGTACCGCCAGTCAAGTCCTGATACTTGATTTCGGTAAACCTTTCAGTCGGCTGTACACCTAGATATGCCATGCCCTAATCCTTACGTAATGTCAAGATGGCTGAGAACAACGTCAGCGGATGAAGCAGTATCGGATGTTACTTTGATAGCATCACCCGGTTCTAGTACCACTTTCTGGTCTCCACCTACCACAACTAAAGAACCACCAACTGGAATTGGTGCATCTTTAACAAGGTAAACATTGTCTTCTGCACCGCTAGTACGACCTGAAGCATCAAGCTGTACGTCTACGGTAATCTGACTTGTTACAATGTTAGAGATACTCAACCCAATGATGGTGGTTTCGGTTGCAGCACCACAAGTAAGGATAGTCGCTGGGGACGTTCCTACTGCAGTATCTGTCTCTGATAAAAATGCGTTTGCCATTTCTTACTCCAAATGTATACTAATTATACCATAACTGACAAGGTTTGTCAAGTACTTTTTATCCTAGTGCTATTGCAAAAGCTAATGCTGATGGGTCCGTTTCCGTTACATTCTGGAACGACAATGTGCCTGACCCATTTGTTGTTAGCACTTGTCCACTAGTCCCATCTGATGTTGGATAGTTCAAACTAGCAATAGTCGCCGTGTCTGCTTGCACATCACCTGTTATAATAATACCGCCTGATACAACCTGTACTTTTGTTGAGCCACCTGTTTGCAGAAGCAAACTACCTGCACCAGCATCGTTAATAAAACTTTCTAAACCACTATGGTATATCTCAAGGTCACTGCCTGTACCAAAGATAGCTTTGTCGTTATCAGCAAATAGAATATCATTGCCGTTAGTATCTAAGTCACCACCAAGCTGTGGGGTAGTATCAGACACAACATCTGAAATGCCACTAGCTGCTGCAGCTTCTAAACTAATGTGACCTGTAGCATCATCGTAAGTAAGAACATAATTATCTTCAGATGCGCCAACTGTTTGGTCTACGTCAAATTCATAGTTACCAAGCAGTACATTGCCTGTACCATTTGGGTCTAAAGTAATATCACCATTGGTATCTGTGCTAGAAATAGTATTACCGTTAATAGTAATGTTATCAACGTCTAGTTCATCTGCTACAGCTTTACCTGTTACAGTAACACCATCTGTGGTAGTTTCAAACTTCTTGCTGTTATCATAATACAAGTCTGCAGAATCATTACCAGTAAAGGTAGCAACAAACTCCCCGCCAAACTTAACAGCTAGAGATGCAGTATCAATAACGGTAGTGTTACCTGTTGCTGTTTGAATAAAGGTTGTAGTACCCTGATGATAAATGCTTGTGTCAGTTGTATCGCCAAGTTTAATTCTATCTGCTGTACCAGAACTATCGGGCAGTACAATGCTATTACCATTGGTGTCTAAGTCACCGCCTAGTTGTGGTGTAGTGTCATTAACAACATCAGTTGATACACCACCTACTTGTGAATCAACATAGGCTTTAATAGATTGTTGAGTAGCTAAATGAGTATCAGAATCAGATACCATTGTATCTTCATCTTTAATAGAAGTTCCACTTATTGTACCATCAAGTACAGGACTTGTCAATGTTTTATTTGTAAGTGTTTGTGTATCTGTTAAAGTAGCTACTGTGCTGTCAATAGCAAATGTTACGGCTTGTCCAGTAGCAGATGTATCAATACCTGTACCACCTGTTAGTGTAAGTGATTGACTATCTAAATCGACTGCTGCTGTACCTGTGTCAGCGGCTACATCCAAGTCTTCTGCAGTAATCTGTGCAGCTACGTAATCAACAACAGCAGCCACAGTAGGCAAGCTAGTGTCGTTATCGCTGGATGCAAGACCTTCAGCTTCAGTTACAATTGCTGTACCTTTAAAGTTATCTACTTCAATATTAGATACTGTATTGTTATCGACATCAATTGTTTTGTTAGTTAAGGTTAAAGTCTCAGCTGCTTGCGCATCTACATATGCTTTAATAGATTGTTGTGTGGCAAGGGCAGTATCGTCATCTGATACCATATTATCTTCATCAAGAATCGTGCCAATAGAAGCACCACCGCCTACAGATACACCACCAACAGTCAACGAACCAGCAAAGTAACCATCTTTATATTCTAGTGAAGGAGAACCTAAATCAATATCGTTAGTTGTTACTGGAAGTACAGCACCGTCTTGTATACGCACTTGTTCAACAGATGAACCTAGTCCACCTGCATCTACAAAAACACCGACACGGTTATTGGTATCATCAACTACAACTTTGTTAATAGGCGTAGCAACACCGGGGTCTCCAATCAAGCCAATGACTGGACCCTCACCACTAGTGCCATCATGTGAGTGGCCTGTGGTATTATCAAATGCGTTTACAAGTTGGTTATACTCATCATTAAAGTCTGCTGCTTGGATAATATCACCATCAGCAAACGTAGATTGTCTAGTATATCCCGCCATATTTTATCTCCTAGCTGCAGCTTCAAACTCTAGCTGAAAACCTTTCAGTGAGTAGGGTGCTGATGTACCCCTGTCATTAACACGCAATGCTATTGCAAATCCCGAACCTTCGATTGGCTGTCTTACCAATGGGTTTGACTGACCACCAAATGTAGCAACTCCAAATACAGACGAACCATAAATAGCTACTGCTGTTGTAGTATCAAATGGATATGCAGCAGGTCTAGGTACATTAGGTGATTCATAGTCGTACCTTACAAACAAATCTGCATTAACTGCTGCTTCTGGTGCGTAGTTTAGAATTACACGTTGAAACGCTTTACGTATACCAGCATCACCCATAGTCAAGTCAGGTGAACGATACTTACCTGTTACATTATTACCGTCAAAATCAATGCCTTGTTCTTGTCTATATACATAACCATCAAAGCCACCATGTATAATAAAACTTTGACCTTGCGCTACGCTATAGTCTGTACAACTAGGTGCAATACCTTTTAAGTCTCCAAACTCATATGTGTCACCTTTACGAACACAGATAATACCTTTTGTATTTTGTCTCGTTACATCTGAATTAGAAAAGAATAAACGATACTGTGTTTTGTCTGGAATAACTAGACTATCAAATTCATCTACATCAGTTAATCCAGTAAAGCGTTCTTGAATCTGACGGCTAATTGTACCCAACTCAACGTCACCGATACGGTCTGTACCAGCAACAGTACGCAGTCCATCTGGACCAAGATAAATCAAGTCACCTGCAAATTCCTGAACAGTAAAGCCGTTAAGACATCCAATTTCACGGGATACAGGTTGTAATGTGTAGTCTGCGGCAGAGTTACCCGATAGTCTAAAGATACGTTCTTCACAGAAGATATATAACTGTTCACGGAAAGGAACAATAGCAGTTACGGGACTGTCTACTGCAATAGAGCCTGCACCATTAGCAACTGCAAAGTCATCGTCAGTATACGGTGCTGTAAAAATTACTTCTTCTGGATTACTAGACATACCAGCAAAGAAAAGAGTATTCTTAAATCCAGTAACAAACTTGGGGTCTGCGGGTGCGCCAGTAGCATTTAAGTCTGTTAATGCAGTGCCATCGTATTTAGTAGCGTTGTTAGCACCATCTGCCCATACAATATAATTAGAGCCAGCAAGGTTGTATCTAAAGAAAGTATATTTTAAAGCACCTGTTCTGCCTGTATCAATTTCTGTCCAGAAAGCAAAAACTGCCGTTCCATCAGGATAACCCGCTGCTGTAGTTCCGTTTGCTCCACGAGTACAACCAGTAAATGTTGTTGCGGTTTTACCTGTATAGGTAATCTGTTCCGCACCAATTAACAGTGTACCAGTAGCAGGAAATCCTGTAGTTGATTGTACTGTAAGCGTAGTATCGCCTGCTAATACTGCCCCATCTAAGGTAGTGCTATCACTGGTAGAACGAAATACCTTTTCACCACGTGCAGCTAGAACATCACCTTCATAGTAAGCTGTCATTAAGACAGGTTCGGTAGCACTAGCTGTATACGGCACTTCACCAGTAGCCCACTTAGTGTAACCAGAAATACGTCTGTAACCACCTTGTACGTCAGGCTCAAAGTTTTCTAGTTCAAGTGCCATGCCCGGTTGCATGATAAAAGTAGATTGGTCTAGTACCAAACCACCCTGACAGGCAAACACAAAAGGACTGAGGCCAGATTCATCTGCCATTTATACCACCTAAAATCCAGCTACGTTAATGCCATACCTTTGCGAGTGTGGGATATAAGTTGACCTCACATAGTCTGTTCTGTTCAAAAGAATTGATTGCATATATTTAATGCCCTCTTCAAAACGGGCAAAGTTAATTCCATATTGTTGTGCCTCGCCACGATACTGATATCCGTATGCAGTAGCACCGTCTACAATAGTTTGCCTAAACTGTTCAGGTATAGCAGGTACATCTGTAGCATTTACTAGTACAGCAGGTTTGATGTAGTAATCAAATTTTAATTCGTAAGCAGCGTCTGGATAAGGGTACAGTCCATAATTATTATCTGGTGTGCGGAACACATAACTAGGAACAGCACCTACACCTGTTGTACTTTCTTGGTCAATAGCCCTATCAACATATTCTTTATAATCTAATACTCGTAACGTAGTACCAGCTACACCCAGTGCAGCATCCTTACTAATACGGAATGTTTCATAATCTATAGATTGTGTATTTGCAGGAAGTGTATAACGAGTTTGATTCGCTACTAGTGTAATAGTAGCCGTGCTATGTGTAAAAGGCCAACCAAACTCACGTGAGTTAATATAGTTAATGGCATCGTTTACTGCGTTCTTACACTGGATTTGAAATCCACGTGCATTAGAGAATGTAGCGGCAGTTAGTTCTACCTCATTCATTCTATTCAGTACATCGTTGGATAGTCCAAGATAATCATATGCCATGTGAAATCCTCAAAACAAAAGTGAAGGGGCAAGTTGCCCTGCCCCCTCAACTATTTAGGCAAGTGTATCACGGTCAACTTCGTTAGCCGTGCGTGGCGCAGACATATCTACAACAAGTGCGTAGACACGTGCTTTACCAGCAGTACCTGTACCAGTGACAGTTGAAACAACGTCAATGGTATCGGCAGCAGTTGTACCTTGTGGTACAGCAGCTTCGGTAACGATGTCACCAACTGAACCTGCTTGCAGGTTAATTGCAGTCACGATGTCTGCAGACCCGATTGACAGGTCAGCAACGTGAGCAGTTGAACCAGCACATGCTTCAGTGATAACTGCACCAGCAGCAAGTACCATGCAGTTAGCTGGGATGCTAACAGCAGTTACTGTACCGCTTGCGGTAGGAAGGGTTACTTCGGCTTCGTAAACACGAACACCTTTAGCAACGGTTTGTGAAAGAGTAGCCATTGTCTAAATCTCCCCTTATACCAAGTTGTACTTAGCGTTCACAAGTGCTTCAGGACGAAGAATCTTGCGACCGTACAGATGCATACCACGAACAATGTCAGCAAAGCTGTCAGGGTCACGGTAGGTTTCAGTCTTGTTAATCTGCTCTGCAGTTGCAACAGCAGAATCGTGACCGCCAACCATTACGCCGTAGTTAGAAGCGTTAGTACCACCAGTTGTTGATGGACCAGTTCCAATTACAGGAAGGTTGTTAGACACGTATACACGGAAACCATGCAGGTTATTCAGCACCAAGCCATTCTGCAGACCTGACCCACCGAAATCAGCATTGAACAGACGTGAGTCTTCGTCCATGAGGATTTCTTTGAATACAGGGTCGATAACCAGCCAACGGCCTTGTGTATCAACATTCTGCTGGTCCAGCTTACGAGCCATACGAGCAATAATCTGCAGTGCGTTGGCATTACCTGAACCAACAGTTGCAGAAGTTGCGCCACCGGCACGTGGCTGAATACCAATTGATGAACCGGCTGAACCACCAAAGTCATCAGCTTCCAGCTTCATTGAAGCAAGAAGTTCGTCTGAACCTGCAGTTGCAACAGCAACAGTACCATTAACGGTAGTGTTAACTGTGTCAGCATTTGCATGAAGTGCAGACTGAGTGTAGCCTGACAAGTAGCCAAGAACGTCTTGGTCGAACTGGTCAGCAAGGCGATACGCAGCACGGTCACTTGCCAGAGACTGGAAGTTAACGTGTGAGTGTGCCTCTTCAATGTCATCAACCTTAAATGCAAAGTAGTTAGCTTTGTCGATTGTCAGGCTGAAGTCTTCATCGTCCAAGTCTTGTGCGGTGATTTGTGTACCACGTGTGTAAGCCTGAACTGAAATTTCGGGTTCCTTGATAATCTTCACGGAATCACCCATGTTAGCAATCTCACCGAAGTAGTCGGAATTTGAGATAGCTTCAGCAACAGCAGACTTGCGGAAAGCAAGTTGCACCTGTTTGCTGTAAATTACGGGTGAAAAATTACCGTTAGGAAGATTGCCATACCCCGCTGCGGAAGTAAATGCCATTTTAAAATCTCCTATTGTAGCATTTTACAGATACAAACTCGCAAGACTAATCAGGAGGCTGGTTCACGTGGGTGCGTATTCTGGAAGGATGGCCGTCCTACCATTCAACGGGCCATGTTCGTCAGGTAATCCGTAAGGCTTGGCTGTTTGCGTATTGTAGTGTAACCATATTGCGCTATACAGTTACACTAATCTGACTATAGTTATACTTAGAAATAACTATTTGTCAACACTTTTTTATCTGGCTGAACCAGATACATCATAGATAAACTTACCACTACGGATAGCTTCCATGATTTCATCAGACATCTTCTCGTATTGTTGAGGTG